GTACGGCAATTATGGCGGCGACGTGCAGTTCAGGTTCAATCTGGCCGGCGGCGGCAGTGTGACGCAGAAGGTCACCATCGATGGCGCGCCCGGATGGGAGAGGTTCAACTTCGGTGCCATGAGCCTGTCGTCCTTCACCATGACGTCGGTCAGCACGCGTTTCGGCCTGTTCCAGGTGGACAATATGGTCACCGGGCCGGTTGAGGATGACCGATCGCTGGCCGCCGTTCCTGAGCCAACAGCCTGGGCCATGATGCTTATGGGTTTTGGGATTTTGGGCGCGGCGCTTAGGCGTCGTCGGCCGAGCGCATCCTTCGCTTAGTCGTGGAGACATTATAAAAACCTGTCAGCGGCGAGTGTCGGTGACAGAATCCCGTTGAGCGAGTTTGATGACTGCCTCTCCGGGATAGCCTCGGTTTCCGGCGCAGGAGAACCATACCTTTCCGCATCCCAGGGTCTGTGATAGCGGTTGGGTAATGTTGATCGTACCGCCTCGCGCACTGTGATCCCGCAATCGCGAGGCCTGCGCCTGCTGCCAATCTTTGTCGCGCTCCCCTATCTTTTCATCACTTGGGGCTTGTTCCTGGTGGGTCCATATGTCTGGCCCGTCCGGCAGTGGTGGGCGATTTACGCCCTTATACCCGCAGCGTTCTTGGCCCTGGGGATGGGCTTCGTTGTAGGAACTCGGGGGCAGGCTCAAGCCAGCGGGATGCCGGCTGCGAAGGCGATGTTTTGGATAGGCGGACTTGCCGCGCTTGCGCTGCTGGTACCCTCCAGTCTGGTCTATACGGGGAAATTACCGTGGCAATTATCGGGCGCGCTTGAGAGCCAGAAAGACGCCTACTCTGCGCTGGCAGAACAGCTTGCGGCTACCCAAGGATCGCGCGGCCCGATTGCGTTGGCCCGCGCGCTATTTGGGCCTCTCACATTCTGTGTCGTGCCGATCGTCGTGGTCTTATGGGAATCGGCCACAAAGCTTGAGAAGACTTTGGCCTTCGGCACTGTCGCCGCGAGCGTAATTTTCTCCATCGAACGTGGTACCACGTCGCAGCTCGCCGATGTCTTTATTGTTGGATTGTCTGCCTTCTTGGTCCGCGTCGGCATTTTTACCGGCAACTTGGCCGGGCTTGCCAGGCACTGGAGAGCGCTTGTCGGTGCCGCGGTCGCCTTTTCGATTATTCTAGTCGTTGTGGTCGGCCGTACGGAAGCACGCCTCGGCGGACAGAACATCCGCTGCCTCGCCAATAGCGGCGTTTGCGCGGATCTTTCATCGGGCGTTTACGGACGCATGGGAGACACCGTAGCATTCGGTTCGGCAGCTGTTACGGGGTATTTCAGTCAAGGCTATTACGGCGTTGCGTTAGCCGCGGAGAAAGATTGGGAACCCACTTGGGGCATAGGCCACAGCCCCGTAGCATCTGCTCTCTTTGTAATGCTGGGCGGAAGCGAGAGCTTCGCGAACCGCTCGTTCACCTTTCGAGCTCGGTCCGATGGTTGGTCCGACGAGACCCAATGGTCTAGCCTTATAACATGGCTTGCTAACGATCTGACGCTCTGGGGTAGTATTGTTGCCCTATTCGGCCTCGGCTGGCTCTGGGGAAAATCTTGGCTTGACGCATCCGCAGGCGGCGATTTGCGCGGCACGGTTCTGTTTTGCGTGTTGTCACTGATGGTCTTCTACTTACCTGCAAATAACTATCTGATGTCCACGTACGAGGGATATACCACTTTGGTATTCTGGTTGGCTGTTTGGGGGTTCCGCCGGCGTCGTCGGTCGGCGCCTTCTTTCAGCGAAGATAGGTCGTAAAGCAGCCCACTAGACCTGCCTGCACGGGACCTCACTTTTTTGATGGCCTTTACCGCGTCTTTAAGTGCGGTTCCCTGGCACATTAGCTGACGCGGCGATCGTCGAGCGAAGACGGGCCATCCATCCCGCCACCCATAAGATGCATCGGGAGAGCATATGGCCAATTGGCAGCTGATAGATCACGACCCCGACCGCGGCGTCCGGAAGTTCATTGCCTCCGGTGAGGAGCGCGATAGCGTGTTGGTAAGAACCGAGATTGCCGATGGCGCCATCGTCCAGCGTAACAAGGACCTTCAGAACGACAGCTTCGACCGCCGCAGCGAGATGTGGCATGCGGCCTCCATTCCAACCAGCGTGATGTTCGAATGGCTCACGCGATACGGCGTGAATGCATGGAATCCCGGCCATTCCGATGCGGTGAAGAAACTGCTCAACTCCAGCGACTATCGCTGGTGCAAGGTGAAGCACATCATTCTGTGAACGCGGGTATGGCCTACGGCTAAAACCCCGCGACCCGATGGCGCCCTGAAGCGACCTTTCATCAGCCGCGAATGATGGCGCGACGCGGGTTGAGCCGTGAATCCCGCCCCGATCGACACCGCCGAACGGCCCGAGCCCACGCCCGGCTGCGGCGTTTGCCAGCATAACATCATCCAACGAAGGAGCCCGGCCATGGCCGAACCGCAAAGTTACGCGGAGCTACAGTCGTGCCTGCTTGCATGGCTCGACGACAGCGCCGCCAACATCAATCCGACCGAATGTATCGGGCTTGCCGAGCGCCGGCTCACACGGTTGCTCAACGTGCCCGAGATGGAGGTGACGACGACGCTGGATGCAAGCGTGCCGACGATCGACCTGCCCCAGGATTTTCGGGAGGCGCGCGAGTGCACGATCGACATGTCACCGCGCATCGCGCTGGAGCCCACATCGCTGGCGACATTGCGACTTCTCTATCCGTCGAGCCGGACAGGCCGGCCGCAAGCCTATGCGATCAGCGGATCGTCGCTGCTGATCGGGCCATCACCGGACGCCGCCTATACGATCAGGCTGGTCTACAAGCAGGCTATCCCGCCATTATCCGACGCAAGGCCGACCAACTGGCTGCTCGCCAAGCATCCCGACCTTTATATGGCGGCAGCGCTGGCAATGGCGGAGTTCCGCGGCTGGAACGATGCGCGCCTGCCGTTGCTGAAAGCCTGGTATGATGAGCTGATCGCCGAAGTGAACGACGCCGGCTATCGTACCCGTCACGCCGGCGGCCCGATCCGGATGCGGGCGATGGTCACCGACGGTTCTGGCCTGGGATCGGGCTCCGGCGGATCGGCAGACGGCAGCGACCTATATCTGGTGGACGGCTGATGTCGCAGCGCCTCAGCACATCAACAACATTCCAGTCGCTAGAAGCGAGAGTACTCGAACTGGAGCAGGTCGCTCCTCTTCCCTCGACGTTGGAGAACAACAGCTATCTATCTGCAAGAAGGCACGATGGGATAGTCAGCCGCATCGCAGGCATCGCCGCGTCAGACACCCTCTACCTTGGCGGAATCGACGCGGCGGTCAGTGCCGTTGTTATAACGGCCGGTGGCTCCTCATCTATCGAACTTAAACCAGTGGGCACGAAGGTTTGGGGGTCACTGACTGTCTCTGACGTAGCTCAAGCTCCCGTCATCGTGGCACCAAGCGCCACCGGCTTAGGAGGCTCGATAGAAATATTGGGCTCCGGAGTGGCCGGCTATACCGGCATAGTTCAATTCCATAAGCTCGACGGCACCCGCAATGGGTTCATCGGCTTCAACGCCGAGAGCGGACCGATGCATTATGGGTCCGATACCGGCGCCGGCCATTATTTCGAAGGCGGGGTCATCTCGCCCGACCCGAACATGCGTTTCGGGCTGCGGTTCAACGGCACCGATGGCCTGATAGATTTCGATACCAACGACGCCTTCTATTTCAGCCGATCGGGCAACACGTTCATCTGGACGGTGGGCGGCACGAGCAGGGCCACGCTCGATGGGAGCGGCAATCTGATCGCGGCCGGCTATATAGCGCCGAACAGCGACACCAATTTCTATCTGACGTCCGCGGGCGGCCTACCCTATCTCGCGTTCGATGCGGGCGATACGATCGCTTTCAATCGCTCTACCAACACGTACGGCTTCAATATCGGCGGCGGATCGAAGCTGGACGTCAATGCGACCGGCATCACCGTGCCGGGATCGGTCAATGCGGGCAATTTCGTCCAGATCGGCGACGCCAATTTCTTCGCGCAGATCATCTCCGCCAAGCCGACGATCACGTTCGATAGCGGCGACACGATCAGCTACGACCGCACGGCGAACAAATATTATTTCGCGATCGGCGGGGTGAATGTCGCGTCGATCGACGCGTCCGGCAACATGCGGCTGAAGGGCACGCTCACCCAATCGGTGACGCCATGACGCGCATCCTGTTCGGGGATTGGCTGCCCGACCAACCGGCCTTTGCGAGCCAGGGCCTGAGCCAGGCCGACGGGGTGGTCGCGATCGCGGGCGGCTATGCGCCGATCGCGGGCTTTGCGCCGATGAAGAACGGGACGCTCGCGGTGCGCTGTATCGGCGCCGGCGGATATCGCCATGCCGATACGCCCTATCTGTTCGCGGCGACGGCGACGAACATCTACACTTATTCGAGCGCGGGCTATGCCAGCGTCGCGAGCGGGATGGCGGGGACGCGCGACCTGGGCGTGCGTTTCTGCCCCTATGGCGCCTACATGCTGGCGACGAACGGCACCGACCAGATCAAGCGGTTCGACCCTGCCTCCCCCGGCGCGATGACCAATCTGGGCGGGAGCCCGCCGACCGCGCGCTTTCTGGGCGTGGTGCGCGGCTTTGTGGTGGCGGGCTATGCCGGGGGCAGCGGGCTGCGCGTCGCCTGGTCCGACAATGGCAATTCGGCAAATTGGACGCCGGGCGGCGCGTCGCAGGCCGGCCAATATGACATGCCCGGCGGCGGCGACGTCACCGGCATCGTCGGCGGCGAATATGGACTGGTGTTCCAGGAAGACCGGATCCTGCGCATGACCTACACCGCCGACGACACGGTCTGGCAGTTCGACGAGATCGTCACCGACGCCGGCTGCGCCGCACCCAAGAGCCTGGCCAGCTGGGGCAAGCTAAGCTTCTTCTGGTCGAACCGCGGGTTCATGACGTGCGACGGCACGAGCGTGCAGGCGATCGGCGACGAGAAGGTCGACCGCACGTTCCGATCGCTGATCGACCGCGGTTATTATGGCGCGATGAGCGCGGTGGTGGACCCGACGCGCGCGCTCTACATGGTCGCGGTGCCGTCGGCGGACCCCGCGACCAGCGTCTTCCTCTACAATTATGCCGAAGGGCGGTGGACGACGGCGGCGCTGTCCAGCGAAACGCTGTTTCCGGCGCTGTCGCTGGCATCGAGCGTGGAGGATGTGGATGCGATCTACGCCTCGATCGACACAAGCGGGCTGGTGCTGGACGGGGCCGCGCTGCGCGGCGGCGTGCCGAGCGCGATGCTGTTCGACGGCGCGCACCGGCTGGGGACGCTGTCCGGTCCGAACATGGCGGCGACGATCGCGGATGCGACGCGCGAGCTGGCGCCGGGCGCGCGCAGCCGGATCCGGAGCATCCGCCCGCTGACGGACGCGGCCGGTGCGGCGGTCGCGGTGGCCGGAGTGAACCGGCCCGGTAATGCGATGACGGAGACGCGCTATGCGCAGGCGCAGCCCAACGGCCTGTTCCGATGCCGCGAGAATTGGAACCTGACGCGCGTCACGCTCAGCATCCCCGCGGGGACGGGCTGGACCTATGCGCAGGGCTATGAGGCGGACGCGGTGGCGGGAGGGCGGCCATGAGCCTGCTGATCAGGGACAATGAGCCGAGCCAGGCGGAGTGGAACCGCAAGGCGCGCGATGCCGCCAACGGGCTGATCCGACGGCTGGCGGGATGCGGGACTACAGCCGAGCGGCCGGTGAAGGCCGTCACCGGGCAGATGTATTACGACACGACGCTGGGCAAGCCGGTGTGGCGGCATGCGAGCGGGGTGTGGAAGGACGCCGCCGGCGCGGTGGTTTGAGGGCGAGCGAGGAGGATTTATGAGCATCTTTTTGCGCGATCCGGGCAACGGTGCCGGAACCGCGCCGGCCGATCCCCAGCTGGAGAATGCGGGCGTGGATTTGGCGAGCCTTTTCCCGCAGAACGCGTGGATGCGCCGACCAAAAGGCGGCATGTTCGCCAACAGCACACGACCGGTTTGCGTGGGACCGAAGTTCAGTCGGTTCTTCGCGGCCAACTACCTGCCCGCCTTACATGTTGCCGCGGCGCGCGGGGCCGATGTCACCTTACCACTCGGCCTGGCAGCCAACGAGGGCAACTGGGGGCAAAGCCGCATGGCACGGA